TCTGTATCCCTTTATTAAAAAAATTAGTTTCTATTATCTGTAATACCTTCAGCACCTTCTGGAAGAACTTGAATATCTCCATCAGTACCAATTAATGTTACATCATCAGCGATATTTAATTCCATAGTATCCATAGCTGGATATTTAGAATTTTTATCAAATACAACTGCATATGAGCCAACAACAACTCTACTATCTCCAACCTTACCAACGAATCCAGCTGGACCATTAGCTTGAATTGATGTTCCTGCATTAAGATTGACAACACCTCCACGTTGTACAATACCAGCACCTTCAGAAATAATAGTACCACCATTAATATTTAATGTACCACTATTAGGCCAATAAATAGCTGCAGCAGTATATCCAGCAGATTTAATTCTACCTTCAATAATACCACCATTAATAGTAACATTGATATCTCCTTGACCACTAGTTCCATTACCACCAATAGCAAAGTTATCAATACCAATTAAATGACCACCATTAACAACAGCAGTAGCTCCAGTAGTAACAATTACAGGAACTTCTTGAGCTGTAATGGTTCCATCATTTACAACCACTTCTGCATTAGCACCAGTTATAGTAATAGCACAATCGTTTGTACTTGTAATATCAGTTCCATTTACAGTAAGTGTACCATTACCATTTACATATACTGGACGAGTTGTACCAGTAATAGCTCCATCTTCAAGAATCAAATTGCCTTGAACTTGAAGAACTTTTGCAGACATATCAACTGTATTACCATCAAGTTTTAATGTAACTGTTTTTCCAGTAGGAATTACGATATTCTTATCAAATGAAATGTCATCATTAAGTGTAATCTTTACTTCTGATTCATTGTTTGATAATACTTTACTAAAATCTTCTGGTGTATTAACTGTAGCAGCTTTTCCACCAAAAAGTTTTTTATCTAATGCTTCTTGAATTAAAGCCATTAATTCTTCTTCGCTTGGGGAATCTCCCTTTTCCCCTTGCGGCCCGGGCTCACCTTGAGGACCCTGAGGTCCAGCTTCACCCTGTGGACCTTGTGGGCCTATTTCCCCCTGAGGTCCTTGTTCTCCTTGCGGACCAGGTTCTCCGGCCGCACCTGAACCGCCACTCATACTAATTTTTTTCCACATTTGTTTTCCATCCCACATATACCATTGAGAAGTTTCTAATACAAAGGCAGTTGACCCCATTCCTAAATGACGGACGGGGATATTTGTTAACTCTGCCGTAGTATCACAAACATACTCGTTCTGGTTAGTGCTAATTTTTCCACCAGTTGACATTACTGAATAGGGCATGTTTGTATTCCTCCTTTTAATTGTACCAATAGTTCATATCTACTCTTCCAGAAATTCCATTCACTTGACCAGATGAAGTATATTGCCACATATCATATTTTCCTTTATATTGACATTCTGTGTAGTATTGAGCGACCCACTTAGAATGTTCAGCTGTGATTTCTCCAATCTTTGAAGTAAACCAACTAAGACTAGCATATACTCCTGGCTTATATCCAGCTTTTTTAACAGCCTTACAGAACGTATTAGCTACGGCCGCAAGAGCAGATTTTGAAGCTTTTCCTTGTCTTTTAGGATCTTCAATATCAATATAAACTGGATAAGTAATTTTCTTGCCTTTAAGTTGTTTAATAACAAAATCAGCTTCTTTTTGAGCCATTTCAGCTGTGGTAGCAAGTGAATAATAGTAGATTCCTACTGGCAATCCTACTGCGATAGCATTTTTATAATTATTTTCAAATACACTATCTAATGAAGGAGCATTTGAAGAACTTCCTGTAAAACCGACTCTTAAAATAACAAAACCTATACCATCATTTTTAATCTTTTGAAAATTAGCTACTGAAATATTACTTTGCCAAGAACTAATATCAATACCTTTTACTTTTTTAGGTAATGGTTTTTTAGTAGTTGTAGTTGTTTTCTTTGTGGTAGTAGTTGTTACATTAGTCTTTTTTTTTACACCTTGCATAGCATTGCGAGTTTTAATACCAACAATACCATCAACAACAAGTTTCATATCCTTTTGGAATTTTCTAACTGCTGCATCTGTTTTAGGTCCAAAGGCTCCATCAACCGCAAGTCCATAATTGCCATACCAATTTAAGAATTTTTGTAAATACTTAACTTGAGTTCCCTTATCACCTTTTCTTAAAGTTACGCTTGGGAATGTTCCAGTATAGCCTTGTGAAGTAGTAGTTGGTGCGACCTTTGCATCTTTTGGAATAGCGGACCATACTTGAGGAATTAACCCCATCATAGTTGTTTCATAGCAATGCCAACCATTGTTTCTACGTCCACCAGAATCCTTAGTGTAAAGATAATGTTTTCCGCCTGATTTTTTGTAGTCTACAAATGCTACATAATGACCGCCACTAGTCCAAGTAGTGCCACCCCTAGTTCCTTTTCTAAAAAGGATTACCCCTCTGCAGGGTAATCCTTTGCTTTTTCTATTATTAAGGGTGTTAAATAAATCTGTCATTGTGGGATGATTAATTACTGTGTGACCATAGTGTTCAAGAGTTAACTTGATGCCATTCCATGTGGTGCCGTGTCCTTTAGTTGCAAAACCTTGTTTAACCATATATGGTCTTACATCTTTGGGAGTATAATTCTTATATTTTTCTTGCTCAATAATTACGTGCGTACAAGCGCAGCATCCGCATCCATTTTTAGCAAAGGAATAAGATAAAGTTGGATATGGAAGACTTCCATATGCAGAGCTAGCTTGCAGAAAAATATTTTTGTTCATTATTCTTCCTCCTTAATTATCTCCTCTTCAATTTCTTCGATGGTATAATCATCATCTTCTAAAGAATCAATTGGATCTTCTACCTCATTATAAAAAACCTCTCCTTGATATCCCGCTTTCTTTTCTGCTTTTAACTGACGAGTTAAGCCAGTACCAGCAGCAGCTTCAGCGGTATAGTCATTGTTATAATAGGTATTGATTCCAACTATAATAGCATTGACAACAACAGAAGCAATCTTATAAACAAGAGTGAGTTTATCGTTGCCAAATTGTGCTACATCTGTAACAGCAAGAACTGTATTAATGGTAGTTAAAATACCTAAAATGGTTCTAACTTTTGTACCATAATTCATGCTTAGTACCTCCTTTTATATTTTCTATCTTTTTTGAAAAACGTAGATTCTAAGTTAACCATAATTGTCCTTAATTGATTTTTTATAAAAAATATTATATAATATTTATAGAAATTATAAAGGAGGGAATAATTATGGCTTATGATAAATGGTATATAAGTGGTGATGTACATGGGGATTTTTCCAGATTTGAAGCTCTTGAAAACAAAGACGAGATTAATGTAGCTGTAATTATTCTCGGTGATGCTGGAATCAACTGGTTCCTTAATCAAAAAGATGTTCAGAATAAAAAGAAATTAGTTAAGAAATATCCTGGTATTACTTGGTATTTGTTAAGAGGAAATCATGATGCTCGTCCAGAAGATGTAGAAACCATGTTGGTGGATTACGATGACGAAATTGATGGATATGTATATTATGAACCAGATTTTATAAACATTCGATATTTCATGGATGGCGGCGAGTATATGATTGATGGACACTCAGTCCTTACAATTGGTGGAGCATATTCAGTAGATAAATATTATCGTCTGGCTATGAAATGGACTTGGTTTGCTAATGAGCAGTTGACTCTTAAGGAAAAGTTAGCTATTGAAGAAAAGGTTAAAGGGAAAGAGTATGATATAGTATTAACTCATACTTGTCCTTATGATTGGCGGCCAACCGATCTGTTTCTACCTATGGTAGATCAGAGTAAAGTAGATACTTCTACTGAAAAATGGTTAAATGATTTAAAAGATACATTTACTTGGCGGCTCTGGCTCTTTGGTCACTATCATGCCAATCGGATAGAACGGCCATATGTAGAACAATTTTTTACATCTGTCGAATATCTTGATGATGTTTGGGATCGGTGGCATGGAAAAAGCTTACCAGACTTGCCTTGGTGGTTACCAAAATCTCCCAAGTTCTATATGGATAAATAAAAGGAAGGCTTTAGTACTTCTTTTTATTTATTGATTTTTTATTAAAAATTTGTTATAATATATATATAAAGAAATATAAAAGGTATAATAAATTATGGAAGTACAAAATTGGAGAGATTTGCCACCAACTAAAAAGCAATTAACTTGTATTTTTAATCTTTATAGGTATAATAAATGGGTACCAGAATTTAAAGGTGATACAAGAGGAGAAGCGAGTGATTTTATTGCAAGACATTTAGCAATAATTAACGAAAAAAAAGAGTGGAAGAAAATTGAGAGAGAATTCTCCAGTTATTATTATTAAAGCGTATGAAATATTTTATAGATTTTGAAGCCACGCAATTTTCTAATGAGATAATTGCGCTCGGCTGTGTTAGAGAAAATGGTGATGAATTTTATTCACTCATTAACCCAAATAAAAAACTTACTCCTTTTATTACTGAATTAACTGGTATTACAAATGAAATGGTGGCTGAAGCTCCTTCAGCCGAAGAAGTATTCAGTAATTTTTTTGATTGGTGTGCGGAGATGAATGACCTACCGCTATTTTATTGTTATGGTCATTCAGATATTTACTTCGTTAAAAAGAACTTCAATAGATCGAGAAGTTTTAAAGCCAAGAGTATATTAGGATATTTGTTTTCTGATTTATGCGATTATGAAATCAATGTTAGAAAACATTTTGGATTAATTCAGGCTGCTAGTTTAATTAACGTAGTTAATTATTATAATAAAGAGGAATTAACACAAACTCATAATGCTCTTGCTGATGCTAAAATGTTGAAGTTTGTATATGAAAAGGTCCAAGAGGGAGATATAGAAGAAGACCAGGAAGGGTTCTCTGAATATCAAGCTCAAATTGTTCCTCCAAAAGTAGAAGCAGACAGAGAAATAATTGAAGAAACTGACGAAGTAATTGTTGAACAGTATATAAAGAATAAGAAAATTAGAACTTTTAATTCATTAGATGATGCTATTGAATGGGTATTTAATAAGCTTCCAGATAATGAGGAAAAAGAAAAAGTTATAAAAAGCAACTTAGGGAATAAGATAAAAAGGTCTAGTAAAACTGGGCGAAAATATCTGAACTTTAAGTGGAAAGTTATAAGAAAGTAATTGCGGCCAGGCCATGTAGATCGCATATGTAAGCCCGCAAGAAAGGATAGATAAATGTCAGAACATGTAGGATATGTCGTAAAAGTAAAAGAACTTCGTAAACATTCTAATGCAGATCGTATGTTAGTAGCAACCTTCTTCGGTAATGATACCTGTGTTGATTTAAATACTGCTGTTGGCGATAAAGGAATTTATTTCCCAACTGATCTTCAGCTTTCAGTGGAGTTCTGTGATCAGAACAACCTGGTCC